ATCTACCTTTATGTCAGATGGGTCTTTTCCTAACTGGTTGGCTACTTCAAGGACATCCCCATTAAGCATAGCAGGGATGTCGCCCTTAGCACCTTTGACTGTTACAGATTGCCAAGCCATTTATTAGACTGTAGCAAATGTAATTGAACCTGAACTTTCAAAAGACATACTGTAAGTAACTTCACCATTAAACTCACCTGCATATTCAACAGATGTAACTTGAAAGCCACCAGTAAATGTACCAAAGTCAGGAACTAAGAACTGATAATTGTCTATAGTGTCAGCTAGTACGTTAGTCTTAATTGTTGTTTCACTGGCTGCATCTGTGAAAACACCACTGCCTGAAACACTGATAGACTGAACACCTGCTGCCGCTAACATAGTTCTTTTACCAGAACTGTCTTTGTTAGTAACATCAACTGACTCGTTATTGATTGTAAGGCTTGTTGATCTTAAGCCACCGATTGTTGTAAAAGTCTCAGGTGATCCACCGTTACCGACTTTCATAAGCATCGCACTACCTTTTTGTGCTGCCATATTTATTCTCCAATTAAGCAAGCATTAGTTAATTGCTCACTAATTAAACAAGCCATCTGGCATCTAATTTGATTAGAAACAGCTAGTTAAGAAGTTCCTAATATAATGGCTCGGAATCGCATGACACCGTGCCTTGTAATCCCATCTGGGTCTATAAGTACATCTCCAAATTCAAACCTTAAATTAATAAGATTGAACCCAGTGACACTTAAACTGTAATCATGCAGTAAATCGTGAATCCTGTCCATGATTTCTTTAGTTTGCTTACTGCCTTTGTATTGTGACCATATATCCAATGTTATTGTGTATTCGCTACCATCTACGTCTTTTGTAGAAAAGTCTATAGAACTATCCCTTCCCATAGTGACAAAAGGATAACTGTTACCCTCTTGCACTTCATCATAAATACCTGCACCTAAAGTATTAGTAAGATTTGAATCACCATTCAACCTAGAATAGATAGCACTTTGTATAGCAAATTGTCCTAATGCCATTACTTTATATAGCCTCCATCTTTGAACATTCTTTTTATTCTTGACCTATTTTTTTCTAAGGCAGGTTGCATAAATGGTCTAGCTCCTCCTGCTTCCAACATTCTTCTAGTGCCATGTTCAAGCCAATATGCATATGGAGCAGATGCAATGACTTGCCCTATAATTTCTTTTCTCTCTTCTTTGACTCTTGTACTTATACTACTAGCCAAAACTCCTGTATCTGTAGCAGGAGGTTCGCCTGCTGCTGATGCTATGTGTATCTTACCGCCTCTTGAATATGCTCTACCTGTTTTATTGCCAGAAGCTATGCTGTCAACTGCTGTTCTTTTTACTAAATCTGCGCTTCTTTGTATTAAGTGTCCTAGCTCTCTTTCGCTACCTTCAATGACTCTTTTGTTTAACCTTTTTTGAAATTGCTTCAAATTTTTTATGTTAAATCTAGCCATTAGATTGCTACTCCTAATTCACACTCTAATTCTAAGAATCTATCTCTGTGATCTACGTTTTTGATGTATCTAATATTGTAGTAATCTTCGTCATATAAGATACGAAAATTAGTGCCTATATCTCGCCTATAACGTATCGTAATTAAATGAGTTGTCTGTTCCTTGACCTGACCCTGCCTCAAGCTCTCATCGCCCCTTAAAGGCTCTATTTTTGCCCACAGGTTGACTAAAGTAGTGTAGCTTTCTGTTAGACCTCCACCTGCATCTCTAGTATTAGTAGGCTTCTGTAGCTCTATTTGGTGTCTCATGTGTCCGATATTCGGCATGATCTACCCCACAGATAACAACATACTTGAACCTAGACCACCGTGAATCCTGTAAGGAGCGTAAAGCATTTTGATCATAGCAGGTATTTCTCTAGCTTGTAGATACTCTCCCATATCTCCTCTATGCTCATAAAGATGTGCTATGTGCTGAAACATTCCTAACCTTATGGGTTCTGGTATGGCATAAGCACTTGCATAGCCAACTACATAGATGACTTCTATAGCGTTAGCTACTCTTAATGCTGTTGGAAAAGACTCACCTGTTCTGAGAACTATTCTTGCAGGTTCTCTTGATGTATCAACGTAATACTTAGATGCAGCCATCGTGGTAGCTGTATCACTGTCATTGTAAGTTTTAACAGAGGTTACAGACTGAACTGGTGATTTAGGGAGAACGATATAGTTCTTATAGTAGTTAAGATCAGGTGCTGTCCTCATCCCTTCCCATAGAGGATTCTCTGTGTCTATAGCTGTATCTAAATATAAGGTTATAGTTTGTTGCATCAAAGACCTTCCAAGATGCTCTTCAGCAAATTGTCTGACTGCGGTGATCATAGGTTGTACTACTCTTTCATCACTGGCATCTTCTAGCCTTAGATACTCCTTGACCTCTTGTAAAGATAAAGGCTCTGCTGTCGGTTCTGTGGTTACTTTAAATCCTGCCATTACACTAATGCTCCAAATATGCCTGACGTTATAGCAACCCCATACAGACCCCATATAAGGTACTCCATACGCACGAAACGAGCCGACCCTGACTCTAACCTCTTCTCAAGGTTTTCGTACCTTATAGCGCAAATCTGTTCGTGCAGTTCTAATGCACTTACATCACTGCTTGGTTTCTTCTCCTGATTCATCTACAACCTCAGCTTCTTCCTCTGGTTTATTGATCTCGTTGTCCATAATCCATTGTTTTCTACGCTCAGTATTGTTGGCATTGTCGTCTATGTCTAACTGCACTCTTATCAATGCGCCTTGCAACTCTTCACGTTGCTTCTGATAGTCTAGCAGTCTTGCAAACTGTATCTTTCCCTGATCGGAAAATGTGTTTGCATCTACTTCAACAACCTCGCCGTCTTTCTCATACTGAAACGTAGGTTTAGGGTTTTCGTTTGAATTATCTTTGGTATCTACCATGTCTTTCTCCTAAGTTAAAAATATAATCATAGCATAATTGCTCTATAAATCTGGTGTTATTTGGTAATCGTCAAGTTTAGAATCTATATTGGCTTCTATTTCTGCTTTCATTTCATTTAGCCTTGTAGAACCTAATCTTGTTTCTATCCAAGACTGTAATGTTTCTTTAGTAAGATCAGTTATTTCTGAAAAAGTATCTGCCGATACGCCTTGATCTAAATCGTAGTCAATACATCCTCCTGCTGAAGCTGACTTACCATCCTTAGTTCCAGTGATAGTCCACGAAATATTTTCTATCAAGTCTTTTTGCTGACTCTCTATGTTGTAAGGAATTATTTTATTTATTTTAATGTTCCATGTGTATTCCATATTCAACTCCTACGTAAATATCGCTTTTACGTTTCTAAAATCTGTGTCGTGATTAGAAGAGGTGTCACCGCCTTTTGTAATCCTGTAGTAAGCTGATGAGTGTGTATAACTCGGTATATCTATATCAACGTAAAACCCTTGACTAGTTCCTGAGAGCTGTCCATAAGTTAATGTATGTGAACCGCTTGATCTAATTATCGTAGACTCTGATATGGTTATACCATTATTGTTATAGCCAGAAACCATAGCGTGACAATATACACCTTGATAGCCTGATATATATATTTCTACACTGAAACCACCGTAGGCATGATTAGTTGCTCCATTAGAGGGTTCAGGAACTTCTATTCTAAAGCTGCCAGTTCGTGTACCTGACCTGCCGCCTGAACCAAAGAATGTCCAGTAATTACTATGGTGATTAGATGAACCTATTGCATCAGTTCCATTTGCAGCAGCTCCATTTATTAGCAAACCACCGTGTTCCACTTGTAAGCCTGCCTTACCACTATTAAGGGAGGAATCTTTTGAAACTGAAGTATATCCGTCATTAAAAATTTCTGCATAGGCAGTATTATTTGCGTAAAGTTTCAATGCGTTATCAGAGTGTTTGTAAATCATCCCACCTACAAAATCATCGTCAACGTCACCTAATAAAATTCCAGAGTCATTTGATGCTCCTGCTTTTATTTGTATGTAAGCATCTGTGTTATCTTGAATTCTTAAATATGCATTTGAGTTAAAAGAATCACCACTATCATCGCCGATAGTAACGTAATGATTGTCAGCCACTTTTATACCTGTGCTAGTTAT